CATCCTAAAATCTCTGATTCTATTATCGTCCCAAGTTCCTATATCTTTAAGAATTTCTGCTATCTTTACCATACGGTTTCCGGGATCATCGGTTTCATCATAACTTTCGTCCCAGAATTCTCCAAATGTCTGGAACCCTAAATCTCTCAACCCTCTAACTGCGCCGGGTACGCCTAAAATAATAAAGGGGTGTTTATGTAATAACGGCTTAAATGACTTTTCAGTTAATGTACATTCGTTGAGTGTAAAATTAGTTTCAGTTACTAAACTTACTAAAGTTTGTTTATAGTAGTCCGCAGTAAAACCAAAATCTTCACACATCTTATTAACGTCTTTTTCACCATCGATTACTAGTGGAAGCCTGCTGTTGAATCTTTCTATCTCTTTGGAATTAAACTCAATCGAACCGTTACCATATGGTCTGATAGGTTTATCCATATTGTGTATAAGTTTTATAAACGTGTCAGTGAATCTTTCTTCATCGTGTTTTGCAAAACTAATCACAGATCGTTCGATTAGATTATATTTTTCTAAAATCAATGCTAACAATGTTCTATGTGTTCTAAATCTTCTATTCCAGCTTAAAAATAATTTTTCAGGTACATGATTAGGATCATAATGTGGTTCTACTGCTAGATTTCCGTCAGTGTCCCCGCACTCTAGAAATCTACTGAATATTTCCCTTGAAGAAGCATATGGAATAATCTTCATTCTGTGATCTTTATCATCAGGAATGTTATTTCTGTTAGCCCAATCATCATATACTTGTTCGCCATTAATAGTACCCGTTAAGTACATGATCTTGTACATAGGAATATTATGATTATGATGAAAATAAGAGTACATCGAATCTAGTTCTCTGTCTGACATGAATGCTTCTACTGAATGGTCGATAAGAATATAACCGTTACCGATTATACATAAATGAACTAACCAATCAGGCATGTGAGAAAATTCTAAAATTCCTGAATTTCCGCAAAAATATGACTCAAACGGAACTCGCCAGGCTAAAGAAAACGGATACACGAATGGGCGCATATCATCAAATTCGATAGATTGTGCAGTTGTCAATTCATACATTTCATCTTGAAAAGAAAACAGTTTTTGCCATAAATCGTCACACCAAAAATGTCTAGACTCCATATATGGTCCTACACCTTCTGATACTGATGCGAATGACAGCACATTAGGCAACTCTGTATTCCAGATCGGGCCCCTAGGACCGTGCCATGCATAGACTACTTTGACTTTATCATCTGAACTATGCGAGATGACTGATCGGAATTTTTCGTTCATTTGTTATTTTTTCCCCTGTCCAAAATTTCGGAATAATGATGTCTGTGCCGCACATACACATGTCTTTATAACAAGTGATTTGTTTGGGACCTACATTTTTGATATCTTCTAAGATGTGTCCTACAACCCCTCCCATGCCACAACTTGCTAAACTCATCGTGCCTACAGGATTGATAAAGATACAGTCACCTACATTACACTTCCATCCTTTAAAAAAGTTCTGTGAGTTTACGATAATGTCGTTAGCATTACATACTTGCTCACTTCCATCTGAGTATTTATTATACGATACCGTGAACTCTGTGCGTTTTGCGGGCTTGTCTTTTGTTTGCTTGATTTCTAAGTTATGTTCTTCGATGAACTTTACTTTCTCAGGATCTTTGTATTGCCATGGCCCTGTAACATGACTAAGTTCATCATACAAAGGAGTCCACTCAATAAAGTAGTTAGGCATCACTGTTTTGAGATGTTCAGCAAACTCTACTACTTCCCAGAATCGTTCTTCGTGCATCAACATCTTTGTAGAAAGATAGTTTACGTTCTCACATAGAAAGATAGAATTTTCTTCGTAGCGTTCTTTGTTAGCAAACTCTACGTGAAAGCTGGCAACTACATCATCGAACAAGTATGCGTGTTTTTCCCACCACGCTAGAGGTCTTGACAAGTTAGTATTCACTGCTAAAGTAGCATTAGGTAACTCACTGTGTAGATACTCACAGATAGGAATAAAGTTTCTCCATGCAGTGGGTTCACCACCAGAAAAGAAAAACTTAAAGTGTTTGTATCCTGCTTTTTGATAGCGACTAACAATAGTAGATAGATTCTTTAAGTAGATATCTAAATTACCATTGTTGGGGTTTTCGCCCGCCCAGTTACCCGGATTACAATAAGAGCATTTAAAATTGCAAAAATTGTTTACTTGCCATGTTATTGCCAAGTAGGGTTCTGGTGCAAATACTTCTCTTAACTCGCGGCCCACTCGTATACTTCCTTAATTTCGGGTACGATGTCTTCAAACTTTTCGTCTCTAAACTGATCTAGTTCATCATTGAATTGCTTGAATTCTAAAATACCACCTTTGTTTTCATCGCCTACTGTTAAGTTGTAGATGATCATCTTAAAGCCATTATAGATATGTACGTTATCTTTATGACGTTCTTGATACACACGATATAGTTCTGCTAGCCTGCGCTTAACATGCTGTGGCAAGATCATAACGTTTGCATACCAAGGGTTAGTTGCTAAGTTGAAACGAGGTGCCGAGTTTTTAACATCGATAAAATCGTTTTCAACCATGTAATCCCAGAAGTCAGGAAAATCAAAGATGTTCCAAATGGATATCGTGGGAGTAATTTGAAACTGAGCATGTGGCACTTGCTCTCTAACTTCTCTGATATTCCTGACGATTTTCTCCCAATCTGTGCCTGCTCTGATACACTCTGCCACTTCTTCATGTGCATCTAAACTTGCCCAGATTTTTAGCTGGGGGAACTTTTTCCAATACCCAATCAAGTCAACATTCTTTTTGTAGTTTAATGTTGAGAAGTTTGTAGTATAGGTTAACTCTACTTGCTCAGTCAAGCCGTTATCGACCCAATAGTCTAAGCATTCATAATGTTCAGGGGTAATAATGATTTCACCACCTGCAAAATATACTTCAGTTACGTCACTTAAATAAGGTTTTAGTTTAGTCAAGAAACGCTGATCATCGTTGTTACTGATAACGATCTTACCATTATTCTGCGGGAAGTATTCATTGAATACTTCTTTGCCTCGCTGATCTAAAAACTCTTGTGACCAAAGAGATGAACATGAAGGTCCGCATGATCTACACTTCATGTTACAGATATTAGAGAATCTAATATCCATATACTTCATCTCAAACTCTTTTAACGATCCGTCATCATTAGTAGTATCTGCAATGTAGTCTACGTATTCTAAGCCTTTACGTTTGTTATGTGACTGACGCATAGTCCACTCGCCCATGAGTTCTAAGTCATAGCAACGCTTACATGCGGCGACAGGCTCATCTTTCATCATCGCTGTACGCAACTTTTTATACTCGTCAGAGTTCATCATCTGGATGATAGATTCGTCTTCTCTGATCTCGCCCATTGGCATATTAGAATCTGCTACGCAACAAGGTAATACACGCTTGTCGGGCCAAGCATGAAAGTGAACCCAGGGTAATACACAGAAGTGCTTACCGTTCTCAACTAGATTTTTTACTACTAATTTATCCATTTATTTTCACCTATTCGTTTAAGTCACGCAACTTATTTAATTCAGGAAACACCTTCCAGAAATCTTCGTCTCTTATTCTGTCTATTGATCTTGTATGCATAAGCATAGTATCTTTAACATCTTTCCAAGTATCACTTTCTGCCGCAAAGTTTACTGCATCAGTTACTAATCTAGACAAACTTGTTTTGTCATCTCTGTTTGCATCGGCCCAGCGCATTGCTTTTTCTGCGGCTTCGATCTTTAGTTCTTTTGGTAAACTTTTCGCACTATAATAATTTGGATGTACCGCAAGATACAGACTATGATACCAATCTTCTGCTCTAACAATATTCTTGTCTTTTAGATACTGATAGAACTCGCCGATCATTGGATAGTTAAACAGTGAGAATACAGTGTTCATCTGGAATGACACATAATCTAAATCTCTGAAGGTAAGCAAGTTGCTTTCTACCTTACCCCAATCTGTACCTTTACGCAACCACTCAGCACGTTCCCCGAAATGATCGATAGAACAACTTAGTTCGATCTTGTCAAAATGCTTCCACAACTCTAAGATGTCATGCTTTTTATATTTTATATTACTTGCGTTAGTATTGTAACGTAATACGGGCTTTTTGCCGCGTCTGATAAATTCTTCTAACATCACATAGTGTTCTTCAGTGATAAGTGGCTCGCCACCTGCAAAGTAACACAGTTCGATGTTGTCAATCTGTCCGATAACTTCTTCTAGTACTGTACCCTTACCGTCATCTGCGTGAATAATGATCTTGTGTGTTGGGTCAAAGTGTTCACGCATCTCTTGCGCCCACTGAGAACTAAACTCTGCACCGCAAGTTCTGCATTTAAAGTTGCAGATATTTGAGAATCTAATATCAAAGTAGTGCATTCTAAAGTCATGTACATGTCCATCTTCTTGTGTCAAGGGAACAAGATCATCAAAGTGGTGTGCAAACTGCTCTTTAGAATAGTTCCTAAAACTGTGAGGACCTGCTTCTTCATGCTTATAACAAAAAGTACAGATATCGTTCTTGCGTTCGTTAAGCATATCTAGGCGCAGTTTCTTCATCTTGTCACTGTTGAATGCTTCTTCTAAAGTAATCTCTTTTGTGTTACCAAAAGGCTGTGTATAGTCATTTGAACAGCAAGGATAGATATCACCTTTAGGAGTCACGTTCAAGTGCAGCCACGGAAACATACAGAAAGTTTTGCTTTCGTTTAATAGAAATTCTTTGTCGATAGGTATACGTGACATTATGGTCTCAAATTAGTAGGTGGTTTATATAAATTTGCTAGTTCAGGGAAAGTTACTGTGAAATCTTCTTCCCTGAGTGCATCAAGTCTATGAATTTCTTCTTTGAAGTCTTTTTTCTGTTCGTCCCACGTATCTTTAGACAACACCCAAGGAATACAGTTTTTGATCTGCTGGGTATGGCTATCAGAGAAGCCCAAATCTTCCATATACTTGATAGTAAGTTCTAATTGCTGTACAACTTGTTCTTTGTAATCAGGGGGTAATACGTGTACTGATACATGCTCAGGACTGCCCATGTTATAAAGAGTCCATACGGGACTGCTAGGAACATAGTAATGATTATCGATCATGTACTTGTAGAAATGAGAAATAGTCAAAGCATTGAATACACTCAGAACTGAGTTAACTTGGAATCTTACATTAGGAGCTTTGCGTAGCCTTTTAATATTTTCTTCTACTTGCTTCCAATCTGTGCCGTGTCTTATATATTCTGCTCTGGGTCCAAAATGATCTACTGACGCAAAAACTTGAATAGGTTTAGAAAAGTGTTCCCATAGTTTGAAGATATCTTTCTTTTTATATTTGAGATTAGAGATATTAGTATTATATCTTAGCTCAATATCTGTCTTACCTACTCTGATCATTTCTTCTAGCATCAGGTACATTTCATCAGTGATCAGGGGTTCGCCGCCTGCAAAATATGCAACTTCCATATTTGGAATATGTTCTAACACTTCTTGTACAAATTCTTTTCTGTTGCCTTTTTCTAATTGCACAGCATACATTGGTAAACCGGTCAATTCTTGGCTCTTTAAATCTTCTTGTTCCCATTGAGTAGAAAACGCTGATCCGCATGTACGACATTTGAAGTTACATATGTTTGAAAATCTGACATCAAAATATTTCATTTTAAAATTACTGATCTTTCCTGTCTTTAAGTCAGTGTTTTCTACTACTTGAATCAAGTCTTTTGCCCATACTGTATTAGATTGCGTTCTAAAACTAGGTACACCCTGAGCATCGTGTTTATGACAGTTAGCACACTCAGGATTCTTAGTACCCTTGATCATATCTAAACGTAACTGCTTCATCTTAGGTGAGTTTACTAGTTCATCTAAGGTGTTCACGTTTGAATTTCCTATACCGATATTATCTGAACAGGATTTAGAAATACAACACGGTGCGGCTTGACCAGTAGGTGTTGTATGAATAGACACCCACGGAATCATGCAGAAAGTTTCGCTTTCTTCTAAAAGTAATTTCTTTAAAAATGTAGCTGCCGGTCCCTTCATCTTTTATCTCATTGGGTTCGTTAAGTTGGCTTGTTGACACAATCTATAGAAATCTAGATATTCAGGATAGATAGACAGTAAATCAGTTTCTCTACGATCATCAAGTTCGTTGAACCAGTTGTAGAAATCTCGTCTTCCTTCAATCAGTTTTTCTTCACTATAATGTGTCTCAGCCATATAGTCAACAACTCGTTTGAACTTTTCATATTCAATAGTTGTAAACGCATCAGGTCTTGTGTCATCTACGTTATCTTTGATAAACTGTAGCGACTCATGCATATAAGGCATGAATTCTTCTTTTGGTAAGATATTCATATCATATTGTAAAGGCTCTTTCAAGTATGGGGTATCGAAACGCACTCTATGTTTGTCTTCAGATTTCCATTCATACCACCCATACATCTTACGCCATTCTAAGAACTTTTCTAATAATTGCTTGAATGATGTTACTGCTAAGATATTGAATGTTACCATGAACGTGACGGGAGAATCAGTTCTAGTTAGATATGTATGAAAATTCTTTTCCCATAACGCTAAGTCTAGACCCGTCCTAATATATTCTGCACGTTCGCCCCAGCAATCTAAGCTGGTAAATAGTTTGAAACTTTCTAGTTTCTTTTCATCACACAGTTTCTTCACTGAGTCTGCTAGACGTTCGATGAGGGCCGTTTTTGTTCCTAGATTAGAATTCATGTTTAGTTCTAACCACGGCATAGGATCTTCATCGATCTGTTTTAGTAGTCTCCAAGTAGAAACGTGCATAGTAGGTTCACCACCTGTCACCCGCAAGATGTTTAAGGTCTTACGCATCTCAGGCCACCATTCCCAGAACGCATCTACGTAAGGATTTTCTTCTTCACGTTCAAACAGTTTCATCCAGTCAATATCACATCTATGATTCTTCACACTTTCTACAGGACCAAACTGTTTGATCTCACTGTGATAACTTGAAGAATATTTAGGGTGACAGTAACCACATTTAAAGTTACACTCGTTACCAAAGTTGATTTCAATGTATTCTGGATTGATGTTTTGTTCGTAACTGCCTTTAGCGCACTGTTCAAATCTTTCTTCAGTAAAGATAGACCCGTTTCTGATATGTCTGTCTGAGATATAATCAGGACCCAATGCTTCTACGTTCCAGCAGTATTGACAGCCTTCAGGTTTCTCACCCTCAAGCATCTGCTTACGTTCCATTTTCTTTTCCCAAGTGTTGTGTAAAGCACTTGGGTTTTCTTTTAATTCATGCAACGGAATCTTATGAGGTCTAGGGTGATAGCAACTGTGCGTCTCGCCTGTCTGCAAATACATAGTAACGTGATGCCACTTAGCCAGACAGAACGTAGGCGATGCTTCGTTTTCTACTCGTATTTGTATAGTTTTAATTCTGTCTGTTTCTTTAGACATTACCAGCCCTCAATTTCTCTAATTACTTCCATCTCAGTGACTAGAGGTCCTTTGTTTGCTCTGTCTGCCTTATAGTGACGTTTAAAGAATGCACTTTGCTCAGGAGACATTATACACATAGGTAAACCTAGTTTTGCGTGTAATGCTTGTCCGATTGTTTCGGCTTCTGCATATGGATCTTTATCTTTATGCTCTTCCCACATCTTGGGATAGTTCTCAAACCACATAACATTAACGTGATCCCAATCGCTTAACATAGTCATATATGTACCAAGTCTTGCGCCATAGATAGCCCAGATGCCATTCTCTACATCATCACCAACGTTTTGCCAGATAGTCAAGTTATCTAAGTTTCTTGTTGCAACACGTTGCTTGAATTGTTCTACTGTAGTTCTTGCGCCTCTGTCAAGAACCATCTTCACTCCTTCACGAAAACCTGCACGCCATGCTTGGAAAGGTGTGTAGTTAGGATAAGTTGTTGAGTAACAATCATACATAGCCCAATATAAACTATCACTGCTATCCATGCAGAAGTCTACTTGAGTGTGTGCGCTACCATCAGTATGTTCGTGAGTATTCATTTTCTCTACATATGATTTAGTCCATGAACTCATGCCACCATTACCATAACGCAATCCATTAATGTTGTTGATCGCTTTCCATCTAAATTGTGCTTGATGATACCTAGGATCTTTATCAGTAAAATCTAGTTGTATATTAAAAAATTCTTCGTCAGGCATATTGTCACCATCGATAAGAATAAATCTTTCCGTGTCACTGGCCTCACCTGCGGCTTTGTGAGCCGCATCGGAACCTAGTACACCATCGACTCTTTTAGCCCAAGGTACCATGTTTTTAATCTTTAACCAAAATTCTTCTTTTTGTGGCTCATCGTAACTAAGATAGATACAATCTAAATCAGCTACATCGATAATATCAGTACTCATATGTTTTTAATTCCCAATATGCAAATTCTTTCTCTGTCGAGTCTGAGGTGATGACTACACTGACATCATGTAATGCAGTTTTTTGTCCTCTGTCTGACTTTACTAGTTTTTCGATTGTAGTATGAGGTCTGATTCTAGAGACCCTGCCATTAACAACCTTTACGTCTTGTCTACCTTCAGCATATGTCTGTTGGTCTATGACGATATAATTTCCTTCGGGTTTCTCGCAAGTATAGAAATCTACACTCCCGTCTTCTTTGTAATACAATCTGAATTCGGGTGCTTCGATCTTGGGGGCTTCCCAGATTAAGATGTATTCTTCTAGATCATCACTCATAAAATACCTCTGCTATTCTATCAGAAAATTCTTTAACATGATAGTGAAAAGGATATATCTGGGGGATTGTGTTTATTCTAATAGTGTGTGGCAAAATCTCGTAGACAAGCGTAGATGTCCAATCTTCAGTAGGCATAGTATTGATAAACTGCTTCATGTGAATCATGGACATCTGCGTGAAGTTAGGGAGAGTAGTTTTCTCTACTCCAACAACGTGCGATGCGATAGCGTACACGAAATCTGTTGTAGCAGGCTCATCCGGGTTGCACTTGAACTCTGGTTTAATTTCTTCCCAGTTTTCAAAAATAAATCTTACTGTATCAAAAAACTCTTTTGCTGTCTCCGATTTTTTAAAATATGTGATAGCATTATACGTATCAGGCAATTCATTGTCAACGACAAATCTTCTATAAGTTTTGATATGTGAAATATCTTGCTTAAAATTTCTGATCGTAGTAGAAACTACAACATCTTTACTTTTTAGAATTTCCCACCAATAATCAATTGATCGGGGAACATACATATCTGCTTCAAGTTTAATGGTGTATTCATATGGCGATGCTTCGTATACTTGCCAATCATTAAAAAACCCACCTAAGTCGCCGTATGGCAATTTGATTACTTTGTCCCATACTGTTGAATTAGTTTTATTATTAGAAATTAATGATACTCTAGCATCAGGCATAACACGCACGATGCTTTCTGCTAACAATTCAGCGCAACGAATATAATTGACACTGCTGTTTTGTGCTAGAATAACAAATCCTTTATCCATGTTTGTTCTCCATAATGTCAACAAATAGTTCTTTGTTCATTACGTGAAAATCTAGATCATAAATCTCTAAGTATTCTTTTCTGATCTTGCCCTTTTGCCAGTTATCAAACATAACAATAAATTCTGTATTGAATGCTGGATCGCCATCGCTGAACGGTATCGGTTGATCCGGATATTTTGCGTATACTGAAGTATTCTTGCCTACGTGAACTAAGTTCCAGGGAATATAATCACTGGGTTCTATTGAGTGTCCGTTAACTATTCGTAGCGCAATAGTAAGTGCATAATCATTTCTAAATACCCCACCAATAAAACTATGAATATTTGCATAGTGAGAGTAATTTTCTTGAACCATTTTTAGTGTTTCAAAAATCTGTCTAGCACGTTCTGATTTTTTAAACATCACTACAGTTGCCCATAGCGTGTCATAACTATATGAACTTAACGTTTCTTGGGGAGCATTTGGATACATCAAGAAATCGGTCTTGTTATGACAACAGAACGTGTCAGACAGATCAAAAGTAGTCAACAACTTATCAGAGTTGATGACATAATCCGCGTCTAATAATAGAGTCTCATCATATGGACTTAGTTCATAGGCTTGATATCTGCCTTTGTTGATCCAAATCATATGGTCTCTGATATTATTTTTATCTGCTTTCACCACAACGATCTGATCAAAGGTCTTCGCAAGATCACCTTCAGGTTTAGATTCTTCGTTAGTGATAAGAGTAGTAGGTAGTCCTAAAAATTGCTTTGCACGTTTAGCAGTGTATGCAGCCATGGCTACATAATCCCACTTTTCAGTGTTAAATGCAAATATTAGAAGACCTCTAGATTTTAACGTTTGTTTTCTAGTTCTTTCCATTCTTCATACCATTCGTTCATGACATTTTCGTATGTAGTCGTAAGTAAAGAGAGTAATTCTTTTCTGTCAACTTTGACCGGATTGTCAAACGTATCGATGAGGACTAGTTTTTCGGATTGGAAAGATGCTAGATGTGCAATTGTTTCTGGGCAGGCGCGCCATAAGCCGCCTTGTTCAGCGACTAATAGTTTAGCACTGTATTTTTCTTTAAGGTATGCTTTCGCAGAATTATGACTAAATCTTGCTTTAGCGTCTGAAATTAATTTTTTAGTATCCATAAGCCTCTATATCTCATTACTCCCATGAGTATTTAGAGAGATATTGAGGCGTTGAAAAATATTTTATGAACCGGATACTGAGCCAGCAATAGTAGGTGTACCCCAAGAAGCACTTAGATAAGTTGTTTCTGGGTTTTGTACTGTACACGTTACTGCTGTACCTGAAGACACTACTAGATCATCTGGAACTTCGTCCCAGATAGTGTAGATAGTGATTATAGAACCAGCATCGCCATTAGATCCTTGAGCACCGTTTGACTTTACAATACAACGGATGAAAGAACTCAAGTAGCCTGAAGGACCTGTAGAAGCTGTCTGTGTAAATGCTGTCGCATTCGCTGTGGTTAATGCAAAATAACCCTTGTTAGCATCGATTGTAGGTGATGAACCACCGCCACCAACTTTAGTGATACCTGAATAAGTACCGCCTGCAATAGATACTGTACCTGAGCTTGGAGAACTCATAACAACAGTACCAACGTTAGACGCTAGATCAGACCATAACAAGTTGATGCCCGTACCTGAGGGGTGTGAGCATGTGATTTTAATCTGTCCACCAGCATTAAAGAAGTAACGTGCGGCATCTCCTGATGCAAATGTTACTGTATGAGTAAATGTTAATGCTGTCTGCCAAGAAGTGCCGCGGGTTGCTGTGTTAGCAGATGTTGAACCTTGTGTTGCGGCGTTTCTTCTGTTTGAATAGATAGTTGTTAAGTTAGAAGGAATAGCTGACAAGTAAGTAATAGTACCGCCTGAAACAGGGGCGGCAACTGAAGTGATAGTTGAGCCTTGATGTGATGCGGCTGATGCAGTATTCGCAACTAACGAGTTCCATTGAGCAGAACTTGCTACAGTTTGCCCGGCTGAAACGTTTGCTACAGCAGTCTGTCCATATCCGGCAGTTGAGCCACCTACTGCCCAAACAGCATTTAATGTGTTAGAAGTAGTCGTGGGGTTGCCACCTACTAATGTATTGAAGTCTGATGCTTCGATTAATCCAAACTGTGCATAACTCATCTTTTGCTATTCCTATTATTTAATTGTGACGATTGCTTCGACTACGCCAAAGTCTTCACTCGTTTTATCTTGTAATGCTCTACCGATCACGTTAAATGCTGTTGCTTCACCGTCTTTTGCGGCTCTTGCATAACCTTCGCCGGCGCTTACTAGACGTTGACCTTTACGTACTTGACCTTTGCACTTAACACGCACACGACCGGTCATTGCTACTGCAGGGTGAGTTATATCGTCACCTGCACCATTATTCATCAAGAACGCCATATTGTCTGATACGACACCGAAAACGTCTTCACTTAATTCGAATTTAACAGCAGTAATTTCTGCAGGACCGCCGAGTTCTACTACAGTACCTGGCTCGTATGCTTGATCTGATTCAAAACGTTCCGCTAAGTCAGCGTATGTTGCTGTTAAGCGTGAGCCTGTTGATAGTGACCAGTTACCTGTTACTGTACCTGCTGTTGTGTTAGCACCTGTTGTAAGAACAGTTGCTTGTGTTTGAACTGTTAAGATGTTACCACCATATGTTGGTAAGTAACTAGCAACGTTAGAGTTGCTATAAGTACCTGCGAAACTGACTGGAGTACCATTTGCGTACATATATTTGTCAGTTCTGATACCATATAAGTTAGCTCCTGCTGAGTTACTAATGTAAATACCACCTGTCTCTAACAACAATGCACTTGCATTGTTACCAGTATTACCTGTTACAGTCCAGATACCTGTAATATTACCGGGTGTTGTAGCTGAACCAGTAGTGATATCTGTTGTTGTTAATGTACCAATAGTTGCGGAAGTGATATCTGCGTTTGCGATTGTTGCGTTTGCAGAGATAGTCAAATAACCAGCTGTGAAAGCATTTGCTGTTACTGTATTAGTTGCTGATAGATTGTTTGATGCAAGATTACCTGTTACACTAACGGAGCCGAATGTTGTGTTACCGCCTGAGCTTGTAGAAGTGAGTGACAACCATGCTAGAGCGTTAGTTTCTCCGTCTGTAGGGCATACTTTTACAGTCGAATCACCTGTGTCATACCAAAGCTGACCTCTTAGAGGATTTGCAGGAGGAGTGCTATCCGCGAAATTTTCGATGATATGTACATAGTTAGTATCGAACGTTTGTCCATACCCCGCATAATTTCGACCTGGTAAGCCAAGAGAGGTACTCGTTGTATTGATAGTACCGTCAGAGATGGTCGTTAGTACTGTACCATCGCTTTTTACAATTGTGTATGCCATTTTAAAGTCACTCCGTTAATATTATTTATCTTAAATTGTAACTAAGTTGGTTAGCGATTGAATCCTAACCGTATAATCTATCTGTATCTGTCTATTTAGTGACTTTTGAACCGGGTGAAAGATCACATGAGTTAATAGTCGTGTAATCACGTTTCCGTTGCTGTCTGTACCATAATTTGCCAATAGACCCAGCTCATCAAAAATGAAGTTAGAGTCTGTTTGCGTACTGTTATCAAAAGCCGCTTGCCCTGCAGGCTCGCCATAATCTAGCAAGCACTGTACTAATATATCTGTGTATACACGTCCTGTTGTGTGAAACACAGTCATTTTATTTCTTGTTGGATCTAAGTTAAAAACAGAAGTATCATCTACGATTTTAGCGTATGTCTGATTATATAATGCCGCATTCTGTCCTGTAGTATTTGGTGGCAAGTATGTAATCACACCTGTCTCGTCTACTGATGCGCCCCCGTTACCAAAAGCCATCTGATAGATTTCACCATAACCTCTAGAGGAAAGAGTATCAGCAATCGCTTCAGACATATTTTCATAGTTGATAGCATTATGCTTATCTACTAAGACTTCGCCTGTGTTGGGATCAGTGATCTTTAAAAAGCCTTCTAGTTTAATAATAGGTTGATCGACTGACATTAATTATCCCCTCGTACATGAACTAATACTTCGTTTGTCTCTGGATCCGAAATCTTTATACTTGATGAAAAATATACACCGCCCAATTCGTTTGGTTTCTTAGTATCCTTAGAATTTTGGCTGTCTTTTTCTGATTTAGTTTCCTTCATTTCTTTATTTATCATTTACGTAATATCCGTGTGTAGAAATTGTGCGGCATCGGTTTCACTGATCTGCAATGGGTCTCCGTCAACTGTGTTATAGACATAAGAGTTCCAAGTTTGATCATAGTAAACTTCTGGTAATTTGTTACTGCTTAATAAGCTGAGTACTGGAGTATACACAGGGATATAGTCTTGCTGTGCTGTACCATTAGCCCCTCTTTGCAATCCTGTTACAGAGTTAGTATTGAATTCTACAGTTGTAAATCTGATCTGCTCTCCATTAACGTAGATAATATTACCTACTAGTGATGTAATAGTCAAGCTATCACCAGAATTGATATCACTATTGTTGGTGATTTTTAAGATCGGGCTTAATTCTTCGATTACCACTTCATAAGTATCTGGATCCAATGTTACTCCTAACGTATTATTTACGACTTTAACACCGGTCAACAATCTTTTATCTGCTGTTAGGCCTATACTATAGATATTGTTTACGGGTGAAGGTGCAGTCAAATTTTGTACAACCTGATCAGTGATCTGGTTGACATCGTATACGTACACTGATGTGCTTAAGTCATAGATAGGCTGTGTTAACCAAGTTCTAGACTGATGTACATCTGCACGATAGATAGATTCTTCACCTGCTGTGTTGACGATATCTAAGTAGATTTCTTCGTCAGGAGTTGAGTGAGGAATCATAGAAGTAATGATCACAACGTCACCTGGTATTACTTCAGTCAAGATGCTAACTTCGTTGTCTTCACGCATTCTTAACTTGCTGTTAGGTACTCTGTAGCCATTTACTGTTACCCAAAGTCTTTCAACATTTGTTTGCTCCCATTGAGTCACATTCATGATGCCTGAATCGTTAGTTAGCGATACCGCAGTAGTAGCGTCCCGAGTCAAGCCGATAGTGAATTCAGTATTACTGATAACCTGCTTGACATAATAAGTCACGCCCTGTTCGATACCACCTAATAGTGTTGCTCCTGCTTCTTGACCTTGTTGCGTAAAGATCACAGGTGTATTTGCTACTAGATCAGCCGTGCTGTTTACTGTTATATAGTTAGTACTTGTTGCAGTAGCAGATGCAGTCGTAGTTGTGATAAAGAACGTGCCTTGTCTCCAAGTATATCCGCCTGACACCCATTCAGTTACACCAACTACTGGATAGTTAACTGCTGATACAGCAGGGTCCCAAGGTTGTGTATAAATATCGAATCTATATTGGTCAATAACTTTAACATAGTAGTTGTTGCCGTTAAGTTCGCTTGCTCCAACACATCCGTCGATAGCCGCTAACTGATCGTCTGCATATGCATGCGGCACACTAGTTGTGATTCTAGCCGTATCATTGCCGCCTACGATTGTGATTAAGTTACCAGAAGCATTTGTAACAGTAACTTGTGTTCCGGTAGCATCTTTCAGGGTCGCAGTAGTGCTGTCAATAACAGACTCGACAAAGTATACAGTTCCGGGTACTAAGTTACCGAATCCAGTTCCTTTTAAGATTACAGTTTGATCTACGATGAATCCAGTTGTGCTGTTGAAAGTAATTTCGTTGCCAGTGCTTGATGTAGCAGTTGCTCTAGTCTCTGCTAGTGGATTGTTAATTTCTGTCAAGATATTACTAATCGGTGCAACAGTAATAGCATTTGATGTACCTGTCATAGAACCTGTATCATCTGTTACCGTTACTGGAGTACCACCAGGAGTTGTTGAGATTGTAAAGACTGTTGAGTTAATAATCTGAAGTACATAGTAAGTGAACCCACCAGTCAAACCACCTAATGCAGGTGATGAGAATACGATAGGCTCATCAACTACTAGGGTTGATGTGTCTGTGCATACTAAGTAATCATATAATTCGTCAAGGGCGCTGATTACGGTATCTGCTTCACCATCACCGGATCCTGCATCAACTGCTGTAAATATGTCACCTACATTATATGTGATACCTGAAGTACCTGCTACCACGTTCCAATCTGTAGTTGTTCCTAGATCGCTGATCTGATATACTACATCTGGTACGAATGATCCTGCTACTACTGTTTCAGAAGTATAAGGAGTCTCGGCACTTGTAGCATCGTAATCACCTGCATCATATGGTACTTCAGAGTGTACTGTATCTGTTACTGTGATAGCGGTGAATGCGCCACCTGAGATACCAGATATACCATATTGCGATGTAAAATATTGTCTTTCTGTGTTGTTATAAGTTAATACAGAAATCTTTGCTCCATTCGCAGGTGGTGAATTGAACAAGATCGTATTCGATCCTGAGTTTATTGTATATCTAGAAATTGTTTGACGCAAGCCATCAATCTCTACGATTGCATGTGTTGGGTTGTCATCACCACAGAAGTTTGGTAGTGTGAATGATGATGTTGACCCGTCACCTGTGAATTCTGCAATCTCAGGTAAAGTATAACCATATTGTGTGCCAGCAGTCTCACCAAATAATGAGAATACAAAGTAATCATCTTCATTGTTGTATGAGCCGGGCGCCGCTAACACAAGTTTTGCTTGCTGACCGTTTGGCTGAATACCGATAGCATAGTCGTTAGTAACATAACTAGAGATACCTGATGCGTCACTTAGTGTTAATGTTGGTCCACCAAGTGTCTCAGAGATAGTAAACTCGTTGCCATCTACAATAGAATTGATATAGTAGTATTGGTTAGGAGTAATATCGCTACCAAACATATTTGCGGCAAAGATTATTCTGCTTCCAACAATCAAGCCAGCAGTTGTACCAGTTGTAATAGCATTGTTACTTGCTTTTGTTCTGCTAATAGTGTTTGTTTTACCTAATACTAACCGTTGACCGTTATGATTTACAACAGGATCTGTCCAAACAGTGCCAGTACCTGTTTGAATATTACAAATCATTGAACCTGTTGCAGTTGTCAATGCTTTAGTAGGACCTGCTAGACCTGTTAAAGTATTATAAGTCTCAGATACAGTGATAGAGTTTGTTGCTGTAGAGATAGTTTTCACATAATAAGTTGTTTCGTCTGCGATACCACCAAACACAACACCTTGGAATGTGATTGGATCATTAGCAACAAAGTTACTTACGTCTACAAATGTGATAGTATCACCGTTAGCATCTGTAGCAATCGCTTCTACTTCGATAGAATGTGAACCTGTTCTGATAACACCTGAACCTTGGAAGATAGATGCACTATAGTTACAGTTCAAGTAGATATCATCAAACCCTGTTTCTTCCATCTCTCTGATTGGGTAAGTATCGCTACATGCTTTGACTAATTGATTGCCGTTACCAACTTCGTACACATCGATTCTCAATGCTTGCATTGGTGAGAACTGTAGTGGACTATCCAGCGTGATTATCTTATTAGGCCAATCTACTGTGTATTCAGAAGTTGCTAGACCTGTACCCAACTCAGTTGCCGGATCGATAACTTGTAAACTTATTTGCGCAGGATGCTGTAAGATTTCTTCGAAACTGTATACAGTCTGGAATTCTTCTTGAGGATACAGTACCACAGACGCTACGTTGTATCCAGTATGTGAATATTGTGTAACGTCCCAGTTAGTTCCTGGACGTGTTGTTACAGTCATAGTCAAGTTGTCTTTGATCAAACCAGGAACTAGTTCTTCTGGACCGTAACCGTATGGGAACTCAGCGCCTTGTACGTCATAGATTGGCTGTTGTACAGTAAAGAAGGATGAAGATGTCCAAGTAATACCATCATCATCTGATTGAATGATAGTATTGTCGTCTCCGACAACTACCCAAAGCGATTCATCTTGATTGAACGTGATACCGCGTAATGTTTTCACAGTCCCTGAGGTCTGTTGCGTCCAATTCACTCTATCAGATGAAGTTTGGATCTGTCCATCTTCACCCACTGCCATCCAGATGCTGTTAGCATACTTGATATCTAACAATGTATGTTGTAATGTAGGATCTTTATGATACAATCTTGCTTGTAAAGGAATCGTATCAGCAGTTAGTGTTACCAGTGATGACAATCCTGCATCAGTGTACAGTTTAACCTGTGTTGAACTGATGACATCGACATAATAAGTGTCACCTGCTGTCAAACCAGCAAATGAATCTGTTACTGATACGCTAGCACCTGATGCAAAACCTTCAGTTGAGATCACGTTTAAGATATCTAATGGTTCGTTAACTGATACACAACCAACTTCACGCAATCCTACCCAGTTACCGCCGTTGTTTGACTGATAGATGATACCATCTTCACCAACTGCTAGCATGTAAGTGCCATCAGACTCAATACCATAGAAACCTAGTGGGGTAGCTGATGGGCCGTCTTGCCAGAATTGACCCTCGTCATCAAAAGAGTACGCAACAATGTTAGTATCTACTAACTCAGTTACGCCTGATGAGTATTCGTAACGCTTACCTTTACCTACTGCTACGAAACCAGTGTACCCCGAAGTCACGCAATATTTGACACCGTATAGAGTTACGTCAAATACTGGATCATATGCTTTTCTTTCTGTCCATACATAAGTGTCTGAACTTTGTACGATTCCACGACCTGCGGCTACAAAGAATCCATTGCCATAATCTACGCTTCTTAGCGAGATGGCTGCGATAGAAAGTGCAGTTGAGTCATATGGATTTGTGTCGTATGGCAGCGCATCATATGGTGTGAACCAACCGTTAGTAGTCCAAGTAACACCATCGTTGCTTCTAAACACTGGAGTCGCAGTGTTTGTTGATGTCATCACATACAAGCCGTTACCTTCAACGATGTCTGTTACGTTGATAGGTGCGTTTGAAACTTTATTGATGCTCCAAGATTGACCTGTAGCACTTCTGATCACACCTGAGTAATTTTCTAAGTTAGCAGGGCTTAAGAAATACTGATCATTCCAAAGAATAGATGTGATAGAAACACCTGTTGGATAGAATGGCTGATCTTGTAACTCAGTATCTAATGTAAACTGATCTTCTGGTGCGAACGCATTACCGTAGTAGACTGAGTTTGGATAGATGATACCTTCAAACAATTGTGTCAAGTCGAAACCAGGCATGTTAGCAGTTGGTTGATAGTAACCCTCTACTCTATCTAATGCGTTTAGTACACGATCACCTGAGTCTAATTCTTCCCATTTACCTAATACGAATTCTGTATCGTTGTTAGAAATGATACAACGATAAACTCTATTCAAGTATTTGACGATTGACTGTGTAAAGTAGAAGGGTTCTGGTAAGAACGCAAAGCTACCTGCTTTACTTATAGTCAAGTTAGTTAGTGCAAGTGTAGTTACTACGTTGACTGCACTGCCGTTAGGCGTATCTGATACTTGAATCTCGTTAGTGATTGTATCGATATCAATGATATAGTAAGTTTCACCGATCTCTACATCGATAGAGTTATTAGGTAGTGTTCCCATGAACACGATAGCATCGTTATCGTTGAAGCCTGCAACGCTATCTAATGTGATAGTATCAGTTCCTGATGTACAATCTGTTACGTTTGCTGTTGTGAAGCCGTTGAATGGGAAGTCGATGCCTGATACTGGCACTGTCATTCTAGGATCACTGTAAACTTCAACGGTGTCCGGTGTACGAACTTTGAAGTAGTATTGATATACTGTATCTTCTGGATCACCTTCAATAATTAAACTTGTAATTGCACCGTTGCTGTCGATAGTATTGACAACCAATGTAACGTCATTAGCAGGTGATGTGCCACCTACTTCATTTCCTGAAATAGTAATAGTGTTAGTTACTGCATAACCTGATCCAGCATTGCTAATGACTGCTCTATATCCACCTAAGATAAATCCAATGTCAAACTCTGCTGTTGTCTGAGGAGTTTGAGTCATAGTCATTGCAGTATTTGTATCGGTTAACGTTACAGCAGAGCCACCTGGTGTAGTAGAAACTTTGATGAACGGGTTACCTGTACCAGTCATCGGACCGTTGTCGGTTGTTAATGAAACAACACTTCCGCCTGCTACATCAGTGATAGTAAATTGAGTTGCACTATCTATAGTTTTGATATAGTATTCTGTACCGATTACGATTCCACCTAAGCCTACACCTGAGAAGATGATAGGCATGTTCACCCAAAGTGATGAAGTATCTAAACAAGTAATTCGGTTAGTTGATGAAGATGTGCCAGAGCAATCTACTTCGATAAACGTTGATTGATCATCAGGATCAGAGAATTCTATTACGTAATAAACTGTACCAGAAGTGATACCGCCTTGTGTTGTGTTAAAGACTACTGGCATATTTACATAGAAGTTGTAAGTGCCCTTGTCTTGCATACTCAATGCGATTCTGTTATCAGTACCTTCGATAGCATCGCCTGCAATAGTTGCATAAGCAGTACGAACTAATGCATCAGTCAACACACCTGAATTGATGTCAGTATAGAATGCAGATGTGTCATACAGTGAGAACAACTGTCCGTTGATCTGTCCTGGTGATACTGGTAATGACACGTTCATTGCCATAGTGCCGGTAGCATTAGTTAAATCTAATGTATCTTTCTGGTTAGTTAATAGTGCAGAACCAGTTGTTACATCTGTTAGTGTAACTGGTACATTGTTTACTTGAGTAGAAATTTTTAGTTCGGTCAACGAAACGATTTCGTTTACATAATACAACGCACCTGAATCGATTCCACCATAACTATTGATTGGGTTACTTGATCCATCTACCATAGTGTTAAAGATGATCGGATCATTGACACTAAATCCAGTAGTATCATCTACTGTAACAATATTAGTACCTGAAGTTGTAGCACTTACTGTTGCTGTTAATGGATCAGGCTCGGCAGAGATCGTAACATTCTCAGAATCTACTACAGTAGTTACATAATAAACATCATTTTCAATGATACCGCCAAATACATCACCTGTAAAGAACAGAGGAATACCAATATAGAATCCATCTGTACCACCTGTACCTATTACAGACTGTGGAATAGTTACTGTATTAATATCTTTTGTAGTTGCGGTCGCTGTGATAATACCTGGATAGTTTAATGTTAATACCGCAGTATCTACTACTTCACCAACTAAGCATGACATTCCTGCTGATGTTGCAGTAGCATTTGACAACGCAAACGTGCTACCACCTGCTGTCTCAGAAATAGTAAAGTCAGTTATGTTTACAATACTGTCTACGTAATATACTTGATCTGCTACTATGCCACCAATCACTGCACCGGTAAATTTGATTGGCATACCTACGTAGAAACCGATAGTAGAACCAGATGAGTTTAATTCTCCAGTGCTTTCATCGTAAGGATTCAATCTTACAACATCGTTCGCCGCAACTGTTTCGGAAACTCTACGAACAAACGATGACCAAGTGACTTGATGATCATTTTCTACTTGACTGATCTCAAATACTACGCCTTGTGCTGAAGCAAGAATACTGTCGATCGGGGGCTGTGTAGATTCTAATCCAATTGAAGATGATGCAACCTTTTCGCTATTGAAATATGATCCTGCAAAGAATGAACCATAGAACACTCCTGCTTCCCAATCAGTAACTTGTGAATTGAATGTAGTTCTGTCAAATCTAATCGTAGTGTTGTTTTCACGTACGGGATAAGAGCTAGAAATTGCTGTTGCTCTCGCACCAACATTTAGCACAAAGTTACCATCTGTAGTACCAGCAGTGAATTCGATTCTGTTTACTTGTCTAACCGCATCTCTATAGCTTGGGTATAGAGCGATGATAGATGTAGGTACTGTCTCTAATACGTTTACGTAATACCAATTACCGTCAACAAGTCTATTGATTGTTGCTCCCGTTGGATCTGATTGATATCTAACTATATCACCTGTTGCTAAGTTAGGAGCAAACAGTTTGATAGTATGTAATGTAGAATTGATCTCTGCATTAGTAAAGAAGATTTGTTGTGCAGGATCGATAATGATCTCTGGAAGAACTGCATAACCTTCACCTGGATCGATTACTCTAACTGACACAACACTGTCTACGCTCATTACTGCTTCTAGTTGTGCTTCTACTCTAGGTTCTGGGTAGATAAAAGTATCGATATATGCTGTTACTTTCGGAGGCTCTGTATAACCTGTACCACCGTCTAATAGTAATACAGCAGGTAGATCGATATAAATATCGTCACCAGGAATATGTGTTACTGGAGTAGTACCGTTGATACCTCTTTGCAAACCACCTAATACGTTGAGCGCACGATCAACAAATGCGTAACTGATTTGCTCGTCACCAATGGTGATCGTTCCATTGATTGGGAAACCTTGAGCGTTGTCTACTATCAAGAACGTAGAACCGATCGTAATGTAGCTGGCTAAAGTTGTTATCTGATAATTATCTTGACCAGTGATAGTTACGCCGTAGTTATTAAACCAATTACTATAATCAGGTGTAGACCAAATTGGACTTGTTACTGAGAATTCTGAGGTAGTGTCCACCCCTGTATACACAAGTTCAGGTGTTACATATTGCTGTATCGCAGTGTTGTATTGTGCAGGCAAGTCAAAGTCTGTAACGTCACCCGTATAAACGTCACTACCTGTGTACTTGAATAAGAAATCTTTGATTACCACGTGATAAGGCTTGACTTCATTCAGATAACCTTCTAAGAAATCTTGATTGTCTGATTGGAAATTCTCGATTGGTAAAAGTTCTCTAATTGTGTGAGCCACGTCAATCAATGAAGTCTTGTTCAACCACGGTAAGTAATTTTGTGACTCGTCTGTCTCACTTTCGATATATTGGAACAGGATGATCAGTGACTTGTTTCTATACTCAACTAATTCATCGATGTAAATCTGCTCGTTCAATGCTCTTATGATCCATCGTGTTTCTTCACTTGGATATTCATCGAAAGGACTTGTGTCAAAGAAGTTATCGCCGAAACCAATCTTGCCTTCAGCATAATCCCAAAGATAAGTCTTAAATTTAATAGTACCGTTTTCTAGGCCAACACGTGTCCAAACACCTGCACCATCAAAACGATACATCTCCCACTTACCGTCACCGTTTTCAGTTACTTTTACTAGAGTGTTTAAAGCAACATTAAGTTTTGCTAAGTCAGCGTAAACAGGGACGTTTAACGATGCTTTAGTGTTATTGTTATACTGATTTTCAGGATTGTTAGTTGGCAACCACCAGTTTACATATTCCCAATAATCAGGAGTATTGTAGAACTCCCCGGTTGCAAACAAGTAAGTTGCTTCTCGTCTTGTTTCAGCAATCGGGAACTGGGCTAAAATATCATTAGCGTACTGTAAGAAATTTTTAAGACCAGTCAATCTATCAAAGAAGAAACTTTGTCTTGGTCTTGCTAACACGCCTGACTGCACTGCTTTTGGTAAGAACGGATTAGGTACTACAGCACCTGCTTCGTCAACACCTGCAAGACTGTCTAGCATTCTATCATACAAACCTTCTGGTCTGTTGTTTTGTGTTTGGGGACCTAGTTTAGGTAATCCAGGTAAGAAGTCATCTGGATAATCTGTTCTGATCAGACTAAACTCTTGGTGAGGTACATCATCACTTTGTCCTGTACCAAATCCTACGTGGAACACGCTATCATTTGCGTTGATATAAGAACCTGCGTTATATAGAGCAAAAGTGTTTGGCAGTAGTGGCGCAAAGTATGCGATACCTGATTGTCTTGGATTTCTGATATAGATTTGTAAATTGATATCAGAAATAGTTTTACCGATCTTTGTATTGATAGTATCAGTATTACGAACCCAGAATGAGTACAGAGGTACTGAGACGTTAGATGCGTTAAGTGTGCTTTCTACTGAGAACTGTGTAGTGCTTCTAACTGTTCCAGGGCCTGCGTACTGACCGGGAGGTACATTACTTGTTACCCAAGTATATACCGCTACGTCAGAACCTGGAAATACTCTACCCCAGAACTTACTGTTGTACACTACATCATTCTGATGATAGTTTAACCAGCGAACATTAGAAGTATCAAACCATAGTCTACCTTCGTTTCTGCTACCCCATACCTTACCTGATACTGTTCTGTTTCTGTCTGCATTATAACGTGCAGGATCTATGTTGTCAACATAATCTATATTTTGTCTAATGACCCCTAGCATTTTGTTTTGCATAGGATCTAAGTAATCTAAATTGATTAATGTCTGATTAGTTTCTGCGCTGTATATCTGTGAGTTCTGAATCTTTTCGATGTCAACAACCGGAGCACTTTCTCTATATACAGCCCAGTCTTTTACACCTGTCTGATTTCTGTATACATTAATCTGACCCGCTACATCAGCAAATGACAAATCTGGTGTACCGATCACTACTTGATTATTTCTAAAATCTAGTGCAGTTCCGTACATTGGCTGGAAGCCATAGTTGTTGTCAAGTGAGTTACATGATTGTGCGTAAATAAACTTACCGGGATCAGCAATACTACCATTGTAGTTTGCTAGATAATCATACATGTATACTGCCCCAGCATTTGGATATTGGTCTACAAATCTGGTTGCGTTTTGATCGAATACCGTGTCGTTATCTAAGTTTTCGTCATCCGTAAAATCAAAGGTCGTGCCTGCAAATCTTGTACCTGCAGGAGCTGAGATAACAACGCTGTCGAATTCATTAAACTTGATAGTATTACCAAACAGTGTTCTTGTTTGAGCATGAGGAGCAGTCAATACCTGCGTATTAGTATAAACTTCAATACCAAGGTCAGTAAATGTAGCAGTCTCTGGTGACTGTAATAATAATCTTTCATTGACAAGACTCAAATTCTTATCAATAACAGAGATGATTAGCTTGTTATCCGTAGCTGTTGCTTGAACATTAGTGATACCTATGCCGTTAATCTGACTTGCTACTGTTGCGGCATTACTACCATTAGCTAATGGAACTAAGAAACCGTTTATTAATAGCTTTCTATTAGCAGTCAATAAACATTCATTGGCGCCGATGATTGTGCCATACTTGGCACCGCCATTTGTAAATCTATAGACTGCACCGTCTTCTTGAAAGTTACCATCAACTACGATCTCGCCGGGTGCTCCAAACAAGATTTCATTAGCAGAAGATATCATGTCATTATCATAACCCAACTGCACCCCTACTCTATCTGTAGAGTTAGATACAACGGTTTGTAATAACTGGAATTCGTTACTACTGATAGTAACAATATCACCTGCACGTACAGTTGTGTAATATCTTAACTGTGATCCAACATAAGCGTAATTGTCATCGTCTACTGGAGTACCATTTACTGATACTAGTAGAGGTTCTGACTGAACGTAAGCAGTGATAGTAATACTAGGATCATCTGTTAGTGCCAGCACAGTAGTTGATGAACGTGATAATTTCAATGAGAAAGTGCTACCAACGATATCTTCGATATAGTATACTTGGTACGGAGAGATACCGCTGTCACCAAAATCACTTCCATCAAATACTACAGGATCGTTAACATTCATACCTGTAGTAGATGCTACCGTGATGTAGTTTGAAGACACCGCAGTTGCATTACTTGTAGTAGCAGTTGGAGTAAATGCTAACTCAAGCGGCTGATACAAATCTGGAATGCTTGTGTACTGAACTTCTACGTTTTGTACTAAACGAGAGTAAATCCATCCTTTACCGTAATTTGTTAATCCACCGGGGCCTGTAAAATTAGGCGCACCGATAGCGATAGTATCACCATTGTAATCCGTTGATACTGAGAAACCAAAGTTGTCTGCTAATATAGCTCCGTCTGCTGAACCGTCGATCACATAAGGTGTAGTGTTGTATGTTATTTGATCTGCGCTACCTGTACCTGTACCTGGTCCTGTAGCAACAAAGATGATACCAACTTTATTGTCTACTGCACCGATCAATTTAAAATCTGTTGTTCCAACTTCGGTGATCTGATAAGTTTGACCTGTTACAAAGTAGCCGGCGTTGAGAGGAATTCTTTCTCTACGATATGCAAGAACTCTTACGTTTGCAGGGTCACTAGCATAGATCCAATTTTGATCTTTAGAAATCGCAATGTCTGTTCCTACGCCTGATGCAACACTGATAGCAGGTTGATAGTCAATGATATCATCTGTTAAGATAGTATCATTTAATGTATAAATGTGTAGCTTAGGTGTGCCTGTTGGCTCAGAGATAACAAACAAGTTTCCTGAGTATGCGATCTTGCTACCAAAAGAAGGACCTGAAGTTAATAAACTTCCTGTATCTTCTTCATAGTTTTGTGTAACTGGGTTGAACCCGTAACGATATACTTTACCAGCATCAGCGTCACCAATCAGATAACCCATACGATCTGTGTATGCAACTGCGCTACCAAATGATTGTCCGTCTACTCTATCAAGTTCTTTTAGTTGCTGATAGTTAATAGATTTTCTATAAACAGTCCAACCGCCGTTAGAGCCTTCATCAACCCAAACAGTGTTTTTTACAAATTCTGCTTCGTTAAGGTCGAGAGTTTCGATCTCAGAGGGTTTAGCAACACGCTGATCGATAAACGTCAACCCTAGACCACTGCCATCAAGAGAGAATGTTCTTTCTGTTGTTATATTAATACTAACTTCAGTGATGCTATTGACTCTAGTGACAACGTAATATCCATTGATCTCGTTGTCAACTTGAATCAATGAGATTGGATCTAACTTTTTAAGACCGTGTGGCTTATCGAATGTGATAACTGTTTCGGAACCAGACGGTGTAGCCCCTATGACTCTGGCTACAGGTTTCCAAGTATACACTCTCCAGCGTTCTTTAAAGTTTGCTAACCAGACATAATCTCTTACATAAAATGCTGAGATAGGAATGCGTATTGCATTATTGTTGATCGCATTCGCTAGACCTGAATAGAAATAAGATGCCATCTTGACATCATCATAATTAACGTAACCTGCTGTTGGGTACAACTTAGTAGTAGGTTCGCTGTCGGTAGTCATCAGTACATTAGGATCACTGATGGGTCTAGCATAGTTGAATAAACCGTATGTTGGAACTTCTTGCTGTGCGCCCGGAGTTGGAGTGCCGTTAGTTAAACTAACAATAGCTGGGTTGCCTGTCAACAGTGCTTCATTGATTCTAAAATCAACAAAGTTGCCATTTAATGTACCACCAAACTGACCAGACAAGATAGCCCAGTTTTCGTATACGTCATAATCGATGCCGCCTTGCGGTAAGTTAGCACCTTTGAACGCAGATACAGCATTCGGTGTACCTTTGTTTTTAATCATGTTTTTGTAAACGTTTACTTGAGTAATGTCAGTTAAGTCTACTAGTGCTAAGTAATCTCTTGGTCTATAACCAATCAATGAGAATGATAACTGATCAGCATCTTTTTCTAAGTTTGCTACATTGTCATTGTAATATAGAGTCTGTTCATAGCATCGTGTTGATGAGTTGGGTAGCAAGCCTTTTTGAATTTCATCGTAATCAGTTACAACCCAATCAAGTTCTCTGAATGTAGCACTTGGTTCGATAACTTTTATAGCAGTCCAGTACTTGTTCTTGTAAGTAACAATCATACCTTTTGTATATTTTGTACCAACGTTCCACTCTTGAATATTATCTTGATTTAAGATAAATCCTGAAGCAAATACAGTACCGTTCCACTCTGCTGTTTTTGTACCACGTAAGAAAATTCTGTTTTGACGCAATCCTGTGATCAAGTTATAAATGATATCATTGAACAACGTAGTATTATCAAATACTACACCATGCTCAAAGTTACTCAAATTGAATTGAGTATAAGCCATAGTATCGCCGCTGTTTAGAGTTTTAACATTAAATTCTGTATCTAAACGAGAGATTGCTAAATCCCCTAAAGCGATAGGATATAAGTTTTGGTTCAAAATAAAATTGTTTTGCTGAATTGTTAACGGCTGGACGATCTCGCTTTCTTTGAACACTTTCAAATTCTGTGCCGCTGGGTTTAGAGTCAAGATAGCACCATTTTCCCATCCTGTTTGTGCCCAGAATAAGAATTCTTTTACCATTACTTCCCAGTTGATTTCCATACCGTATTCGATATTATCGAACACCATACCTTTACGTTCTAACCAATGTCCGTAGCCCATCAAGAATGTTGCTACTTCTAATGTAGAATAGAACTGCGTACCATATGGTATTAGGCGTTCTTCTGTTTCGGTACTTGTATAGTTCAAAGGTAGCTTGACAGAAGCATCGTCAACTGTTATAGTAGTGTTGACACCGTTATTGATTGGTGTATCTACTGTAAAATATGCTTGGCTTTGTGAGTTACCATATACTCTCCAACCATCTGCTGTAAGCTGGAGTACCACAGCCGAGAACTTGATAGTATCCATCGGCTGGTTATCATGTAATAATAATGCGTAGCTTTCGTCTGGAATTAGTAATGATGCATTGTTTGAGTTAGGTGTTCCTTTCTCAACAAAGAATTTCAAGAATGTTTTATCACTATAACCTGCTAGACGATAAATCAAACGCACATCCAGATTGTCTAGAAGTCCAGTGATTGAAGTAGTTGCATCTACCCCTTGTTGTTTTTCGAAATCAACGATCCAGTTCAGGTAACTTGTTTTTGCAGTTCCGTTACCATATACTTCGATATCATTAATAATCAAATGTGATCTATTGTTAACTAGGTATTGATTGAATTCTGTATTATATTTGTAATTGTCTAAGTCTACCGATAAGTTAAAGAATTCTGCTGGTCTAGTAAGAGCAAAAATCTTCATAAGGTCGAACGGATATGAAGAACTTCTACGGTAAGCTAGTTCAGCAGGAGCGATGTCTCCAACTTTCCATTCACGTTTAAATGTATTAGAAGTATATTGACCTACGATTGCCTGTAGGGGCGATTTTAGATTGCCCTGTGCATCTACTGGTAAGATTTTGCTTAAGCCAGGTCTCTTTAACAGATCAACTGTGATGGGGTCTCCGTTATTCCAAATAATACCTGCCTCAATATCTCCCCACAAGATATCGTTAGTGCTAGTGTAAGGTGCGGGACCATAACGATCTTGCCACCAACTTGGTTCTTCTGCAAAACCTAGCATTTCCCAAGGTGCAATGTTTGGTTGTAAAGAACCATAGAAGAATTCAGATATGCCTCTCCAGTAACCTTGATAGATAGGCGTGTTCGTTAATTTATTTCCTGATCCTGTATAGTTATAAACAAACTCATTAGTTGAAGTATAACCTTGCTGAGTCTTGTAGTTAATTCTATTTTGACCTGCCCAGTTCAAGAAGTATGGTGAATAGATTCTTAGGTAATCTTCATTTGAATATGTACCTTCTCTAAAGAAGCCGGGTAATACTTCATAAGCATTGATAGGAACTTCAGTAGAAAGTTTTAAGTTGTTATAGATTCTTGTTTCAAATTCAAGTAATGCTTGATCTCTGAAATCAATCAAACCATACTCTGGCGAATAGTCACCATACAATGAAGTATAAGACCCGTCGTGTCCTCTCAACATATAAGTTGGAGTAGAATAGTTTGGATCTAGAACTACTTCAGGAACAAAACTTGGATACATGCCTAACTTAGTTGGAGTGTTAGGAACATACGATCCGTATGTTTGATTATATTCTTTAATTGTGATTATGTCATTTGGTTGTAGACCGACTGTTACACTTAGTGAGGGTGAGGTTGTTGATACAACATAATCTCTATCTTTTACTAATTGAGTTGTAACTTGAACTCCGGCGACAACACGGGTAAGATAAACTAATACACCTGTATAATTTGCAGTATCAAAATTGTATATTTGTGTTAACGGATATACAGATTCTTGGAGCGCATTAGCAAACGTATATGAATTTGATCTATATGGCGCCTGTGAAGGTAACATATCGCTCCAGAAGAATGATTCTCCTTCTGTTTTATTAGCACTAATCTGTTCTAATGCTTTATCTAAGATATAAGAAGCACTAAAACGTTGTTCCCAATCAATGTTATTAACAGTGTTAACTAGTATTTGTTTGAATTGAACATATTGATGACTGTTATATTGTAAAGCATCAAAAATGTTATGCTCGGACTTACGTAAAAATACGCCGGGCAGTACTAGTGACGCAGAGTTTTGAATAATCTTTGTACCGTAAGGAACAAGATTACCTAAATCTCTAAAGTTGTTTGAGCCAAAAATAGTACCCGTGATATCAGGAGTATTAACAAAAATGTTTTGATACTGTGATCTGATATCACCGATGTTAACTTGTGTCAAGTCTTCATTAAATGGGTTGTTATTTAAGTTGATAGGAATATCATAATAAGCAGTCTTGCTTACTTGGTTACTTAATAACAAGATTTGAATGGGTTGATCACCTACAGGCGATGCTTCATCACTTAATGTTACAACTGTTGAATTAGCAGTTGAAGTTACTGTATACTGTGAAGGTAATACGAATTGATTGTTAACGTATACTTGAATTCTTGGCCATGATGCGCTTTCTGATTCAGGAATAACCGCAACATCACACGTAAATTGAGGTACGGTCGCTTCTTGATATTCTAGTTCAAACACTTGGTATTGTACTGAAGGGGCAACTGCTGTTTGCCACCCCAATTCACGTGTGAATTCTGTTCGGTCACTATAATTATAAACATAACCAGTATTGACATTTTGTGTGATAGGATCGGTGCCGGTTACGTATGAGAACGTGTCTTTGTTTAGTGATACGTCAAAACTTAAGTCACCGACGTTATCGATATTTGAATAACGTACAGGGAAACCTAAGATAGGATCGTTTGTGCCTGATCCAATTCCGTAAGCAAACAATTTGTTACCAGTAAATGACGTACCAGCATAGTATTCTGCATCGCCGAATGAGATTCCGTTCTCATCGAACACATCAAATAATGGAGCTTGGTTTACTGTAAGTTTTTGCTGACCCTCGTTCCACACAGTTCCATCAAACCAGAAAGTTGAACCCTGATAATTATAACCTCTGAGTGCAACAGTTTGATCGTTCTCTTCCACTAATGCATCTTCTGCCGGAGTCAACGTAATGATTGGAGTAGAACCAAACGTGAATGATGAGAAACCTACTACCCAGATTTTATTTCTTACGTCTGGATTTGTATCTTGTGTGAATACGATTCTAGCACCTTGGAATAGCGCATAATTGTTTACAGTAGTATCGCTACCTACAATTGAAGAATTAGTAGTTGCAGAGAAAGTAGCAGGATCTTGCCAGCTTACAGTTAAAATAGTATTTGTGCCTGAAACATCAATGCTGTCGATCTGTGTGTTTCTAGGTAATACGTTAGTAGAGTCTGTGATATACATTCCTACTTGGAATGTTGTAAAGATTCCGCTAGTAGGAATAGTAATAGTTGTAGTAGTCGCACTTGACGCACTAGCAATAACACCGGTATAAGTTGTATAAGTTTCGATATCAGGATAGTACTGCTGTTGATTTGCAACACGTGTGAATGCATTTGTAGTGCGTGTGTCGATAAAATCTACAGGTGCTTTGGCTGCTGATCCTGAATCAAATAGTTTTAAGTTAGGATAAAACTCAATGATAGGACGCTTTGCTTTGTTTCTGCCAGTAGCGTAAGTTGTAGTGATCGTAGGATCTTCGTTATACTGTGCAGTTGCATTGATAACATCAATGTGGAACCATCTGTTTGAACGAGACCATGCGTTATTATTGATAGAGTTTCTAGCAATAGTGATATAATCTGGTTCTACAGGAATAAACAACTCTTGATCAAAACGTCCAATATCGTAAGGTAATGAATCGTAGGGAATGTATGTAGAACCAGTGAAGTCTTCTGGACACACTAAGTCCCTAGCTGGAATTAGTTCGATACTAGTACCAACACCTTCTACGTAATATTCACCTTCTAAGTAACTTGATGGGACAACATCACCGTCAAATTGAACTTTTAATCCGTTAGTAAATTCTACACCGTTAGTAGAGGTAAAGTTTTGTTTACCTAAAATATCTTCTTCGACATTAAGCGTATTTGTTAGGTTGCTTTCGATTAATCTTATGACACCAACTTTGTTTGGATTAGTACCGTCTTGATAATATAAAGTGTCAAGTAGTGAAGACAGATAAGGAATCTCTAGAATCTGACCTAAAGTATTTCTGTAAAACTCTAAACCAACAAACTGTGAACCGTAAACTACCGTGATTTTTTCTTCTGTTGGAATATTTCCTGCGGGTAATAAACGGATAGTAGGGTCTGCTGAATCACCAACATAACTGATAGAATAAAAGTTTTCGTTTACTACAGTATAGAAACCCTCTTCAAATAAACCTTCGTTGACGTTTGCTACCATAGTACCGGTGTCAGCAGTTAACACCTTAGTAGAACCAGCAACAGTATCACTAATAGTAAATGTTGTTGGAGAGATAATATCTTTTACATAATAGATAGTATCAACGTCTAGACCACCTAACAGTGGTAAACCGTCGGGTTGAGTAAATGTTACTGTTTGATTTTCTACTAAGGCACTAGTATCTCCTGAAGCTAATACTAAAGTAGATGTTGTAGTCTGATTAATGGACAAAGTAACTGGTGCGACAATAACCGGAGTTTCTAAGTTTTCATCGTAATCTGCTTCGTCATAATATGCAGAAACGAACCCGATCTCGTTAGCATCTGCGGTGTTGTAGAACATCACTGTTAAACCTTCAAGTGATGTGACACCGTCGATATTTCCTAACTCTGATAATGTTTTACCGTTGATCTCAGAAAATAGTTTAGTGCTGATTAAATCAACTGTATTGTTTCCTGGAAAAATAAAATCATCTTGTGCGTTTCTGTTAGGAACTGTGAACGTGACAAATCCCTGGTTAGCACCGTTATTAGAAACACCTAAGATATCTCTTGTGTTTTTATTACCATCTAATCCTGTGACCCCAGGAACACCTTGAATCCAAAATTGTGTTTCTTGGTTTACTGCAAATCGATATGTGCCGCCTCGTAACAATGTAATTGTAGGATTGAGAGAACCTGATGCCGCACCTAATGCTCTAATGTTATAAGCATTTGCTGTATCTGTTACAACATAATCTGTTTCATTAAAGACTGTAGCAGATGCTACGGTAACAGCAGGAGGCCCGTCAGGCAACCAGTAGTACTGATTGTAGTTAATTAACTTGTCTAAGTTACTGAACGAATCCCATGAATAAAACTGACTAGTAAACAACTTAGAGTTGTCTGTAGTCACTCCACCTTTTAGTTTGAGAGCATCAATAATACCTGGGTATGTGATGAAATCTTGCGCTGTGTTTTGATTTTCTTTTAAGAAAACAACACCCGGTGCTAATTGATAATCAGTTCTTGTCTTGGTTGGTTCGGTTACGTAGTAATCTTTAGCATTGATTCCATAACCAAATTTACTACCTACATAACCTTGTAGAGTTTGATTTTTAGGAGGGTTGACCAACTGGTCAAGAGTCGCTCCTAAAAACTGAGCGTTAGTAGAAGTTTTGAATATGTCTGGTAAAAAATCTAATGTTCTAATTCTGTGGCTCATCTACTTACCTTTAAGACTGTAGAGTCGTAGGAGTTAATGCTGGTACAATAACAATATTGCTGGTTGTCGCCGCATTAACAAAAATCTCATATGGTCTACATTTGATCTCATACAAATCACCAAACAATTTTTCAGGATCGTTTGAGACAAGAACAACTGAGCTAATCAAATCACCTATCTGTTCATGTAGATATGCGCTTAGTTCTGAGAAAAAGAATGTATCTCCAAAATCCCAATTATTAATACTAAAATATCTGTCCATAGCTGATAATACCGCACTTCTGATCTCGCTGTTGCTGGCGTTTGTATTGCTTGCTTTCACTACTTTGATAGTACCCTGTAGCGCAGGATCTGCTTTAGCACCAAACAACGGTTTGAACGTAACACTATTTAATATCACTGAATCCGACAACATTTTGTAGTCTTGTACTAAAGGATATGCACTGTTCAATTCATTTAATGTGGGTTGATCAGGTTCCGGAATAGTATCAGTTGTGTCAGTAATCCAGTTTCTATATGCTGTGTAATAAGACTGTGTAACTACATACAGATCAATAATGTTTGTAGTCGCTGGATCAATGCGGGTTGTATTGTTAGCATTGTGTCTATACTGGTATGACAGTCCCTGTCTACCTGGTTTGACTGAGTAGTTTACTTGCTCTACTAAATTATATAAAGGAGTTACTACTGTAGGGTCTTGCACTGATTTGTAGAATCTATTATCAGTATATGCATAGAAAAGCTGTCCAACGGGGAATTCATATTTTACTACTTCGATTTGATTCTTAGTTGCATATGTGTAAACTACTTCTTCGTTAGGAACGATTAATTCTCTAACTAAGTTTACCGGATCTGTAATAGTTTCGAAAAATACATATACCCCAATATTAGCGCCATTGTTTACATATCCAGTGATCTCGTTAAAGAAATCAGGATTTAATACTAATTGTTTATTGTTTACATCAGTAGCGGCGACTTCAACTTGGAAATCATTTACATAACCATCGCTCTCTACTGTTTGACCTAAGATATTTACTTTAGTGTCTGCGCCCAAAGCAGTACTTGTACCGAATTCAGAGTTGATACCTAAAATGTTTACGTAATCTTGAATAATTTTACCAGTAAAAGGATCGTAAACTAATTCGTCTTTGTTAAATGTAAAACGAGTGTCAGTAACACTACCAAAATAGTATGTCAATGATCTGTAAGTAACGGTGTATCTGTTATTTCCCAAACTAGTAAACTTAACAAAATAGTTAGGATCTGTAAATGTACTAATTGACCAGCGTTCTTGGTTGATCAATAAAGAGTTATTGAATACAAGTGTAAAATCTTGTTGCAATTCGATTTTGATGATACACTCTTGGATCAAGTTTGCTGATAGTGAGTTGTCAAATACCGGGATAACTTGTGCAAGAGTCACTCCGTCAGGTACATAACCATTCAATGTAACAGGACCTTGTCCGTTTGCGAAAGTTCCAGATCCGTTATTGCTACCATCACCTACTACATTTAATACAGTTGACCAGATAAAAGTAGAATCACCGATACCAGGAACGCCTGCTACTAAACGGTTATTGCTATCAAAATAGTAGCCGACTGGGGCGGTGAATTTTAATATGGCGCCTGGCGTCACATATTTTGCATTGGTTGTAGTGAATGTACCTAAAGGTGCAGGTTGCTCTAAGCTACCTGACACTGAATATAAGTACCCTGATTCGCTAGAAGATTCTACGGAACTAGTTTTCCAATATAATACAGGTTCACCTGAACCAGGATAAGAATATCTTGGATAATTTTGAATATAGTATTGTGTAGCCCTGTTTAGCGATAATACTGCTGATAAGTCCGCAGTAAAGAATTGAATGATATCACTAGTATTTTCTACAGTAAGGGACAAGAATCCGTCAGTATCGCTTTGATACAATGCACCGTCACTACCAAATGAATTTGTGCTACTATATTTTCCGGTTGGATCTAATAAATCTAAGTTTTTAGATACACCAATAGAACTTCTGTTTACAGCCTTAGATTTAATGATAGAATTGTAAAGAGTGTACGGGAAGTTAGTGTAGTCTTCTCCGTTAACCATTCTGTTTTGTGTGTAGTAACGTGTAGGTGCTCTTTGCTTGATTGAAGCAAGTGATTCTCTGCTTTGTGCATTAGATACTGTAAGAGGTAATTGCAATCCAATAGTTAATGTTTCGTTTCTGCCCTGTCTACTAACGTATGATATAGCAACTACTACTCCGTTCATCTCTGATGGATCAATAGTATATGTCAATGCGTTACTAGAACGAACATATGCACGGAAAGTTCCTACTGGAATTTCAGAGAAGACGCCGTCACCAAAGATATATGAAACTTGGTCGTTACTACGTGATCCAACAGAAAAAATCTTTTTGGAAGAAGTTTCTGTCTGTAGATATGCATCTGCATAAACGTTTTCTACTTGTTCCCAGAGTTCTAAAGTATTATTAGTACCTCTTTGATATAACCAAGTATCAGTTTGGTTTACCCCGTCAATATCGATGTTGATAGACTGATTAGAAATAGCTTGTTGCAACGTGAAATCATAGTTGTCAAGTCTACCTTGCTTAAAGTAGAACATAAAACCTGTATTTGGGCTTCCAAATCCTAGACGATCATTTCTATAAAGAATGTTTAGTCTACCGCTTGGCGCAGGTGGAATCTCATAGATATAGTCTGTGTTTACTGAAGAACCGCTTACTAATTCAAAATTCATTGACTGTCCATCTACTACAGTAGAGAACGGAGCAATGGGTAGAGTGTTGTTAGGAATTCTAATAGAATATTCACTAGTAGTAACACCTAAAATATCAGATACGTTGCCAGGACGCCCGATTCGCTGAGAATCTATCAATGTAGCATTGATCACTGTATTCATCTGATCTAACCAATTTGAGTTAGCTGGGTCATTCCACAAGATAGGAACATTACTTAGATTGACGCCATTAGAATCTACGACACCTTCTGTAGTTCTGATAGAAGTTACTTTTAGATATCCTGAAGCACATGTGTTTCTTTTTGGTGTGTAGCCAACTAACGTGGCAAGTTTGATTACTGAATCTCTACGTTCAGCAGTGTCTAAAAAGTTTTCTCTAGTGTTTAAATCATTACGAAAGGCAAGACCCTGACCCATGAAGGCCATGACATCTAACAGAGCGATGAACTCTGCTGATTCGATATAATCGTTAAAGGTCTCAGGATAGTATAGACGTAGATAGTCAATAAAACTTTTACGTAAAGTTTCATAGTCATAACTTTTAAAATCTGCTTCGCTAAACGTTTGGTATATAGCTTTCCAATCGTTTACTCCGAATAATCCTGATTGTCGTGAATTAGTGGCCATAATGATTCTCTTGTTTCATATATTTATCATTACGGAAAATCGGTTTTTTAATATTAAAGCAAGACGGCTGAATTAGTTTGCTGATCGAAAAATAGTGCGAGGTCACCGGCGTTATTAAAAGGGTTGATAGAAAGTTGCATCTCTACTAAGATACCGTTATCTCTAGGATATGCTACGACCGTATTTACATAAAGTCTAGGGTCTAATGCAGCCACTCTACGGACTTCGTTCTGTAATTGTTGTACTACGTCTATAGTGTTAGGTTCAAAAACAAAATCCCAAAGCGTTGTGCCATACGCAGGGTTACCTACTTTCTCTCCCTTACGGATGTTCAATGCGTTGATAAAGTCTTGAATTACAAGTTGTTCGTCTACAAGTCTAAACTTTTTACCATACTTGATACCACCAGAACGAATAATGCCCTGGCCTGCTTGGTTGACAGGCGGGTTGACATTGTTAGTCGTTCTAGCTTTATCAGCATTGATTGTTGAAAATCCTACGTATGTTGGCATAATGTATTTATCCTATTTTTTATCCCAGTATATACCTTCGTTTTTAACGTTGTGGTGTAAGATAAACGCTTCGTTTGTTTCACCTGCCCAGAACGCTGTGTCTCCAGCATTGATTACTGCAACAAACTTGTACCCCATGTCTTCAATAGAAACAACTTCGTCCCAGAAAGTTTCGTCATTCCTCATACATGCTACTTCTTTGTTCATAAGATCAGGAGCACTAACGAACGTTAAATCTTTAGTAAAGATGGGCGCAGTTGTAGAACACACTAATGATACACCTGTTTTAGTCACTAATCTTACGCAAGGTTGATGATCTACGTGATTGAATACTACGGTTCCTAGATAAACTTCTAAATCTTTGCTGTCTTTACCTAGAGAAATATCATGACCTTCTCGTAGTTGCCACGCTTGTTCAATAGCTCTACCATTCCAAATAGTAGTTTCTACCGCAGGTATATAGCTGTCTAAGACTACGCACCCGCCGCCACCAGGTGGTGGAGTCGTTGGTGGGGGTGGAGGAGGTGGTGGTGGAGGAGGTGGAGGATTTGGTGGCGGTATCGGACCGACAACTGCTCCTATTGTGTTCTCCTCGACTGGTTCATCATCTTCATCTACTAAGTCCGGTGGAGGCGGAGGTGGGGGCGGAGCAACATATTGTTGATGGCTCTCGAATCCCGTAGTAGAAGTCAATGCATTAGAGAATCTAGTAAATGTAAACGATTCTCCGGTTAGAGGATTTAGATAATATTCTTCTCCGGCTGAAGCTGGTGCGAACACACCTGAATTACTATCAAAACTAAACTGTCCAAGACTTGATCCAGGTGTTTGGGTAGTTGCTAGTAATGCAAGAGTAGTGTCTGCTTTTGCCGCATCTTGAATCGCAGTTTCTAAGTCTTGGAATGCTTCTTTAGTCTCACTTAGTAAGGTTGCGCCGGCTGGTACTTTTTCTGTAACTGCATTAGGTGCAGTCGATAGTATTGATTGTACTATATTTCTTGCGATATCTAATTCTGCAACCGATGTCTGATATGCGGCTAATGCAGTTGCTATTTCAGGTGATCCTGCAGGTAAATTAGCTAACGCTTCTGCATATGCAGATTGAGCTTTAGTAGCTTTCTTGCTGGCTGCTGTAAGTTTTCTAGCGGCTGTTGATAATTCTTTACGTTGTTTTATCAGCGATTCGGCCGCGCCTATTGCAGAAGGTGCAATCTCCCCTAATAGATTAGGTCTTGGGATAATGCTGGGACCTAAAACATTGTTAATCATGGCTGTTAGCGGAGCCCTATTAAATGTGTTGACACCGATGCTAGGTAATTTGACTGTAGAGCCACCACCTGAAGTTAATGATGCGAGTGCTGATTCTACTATAGCTTGTACGCCTGGAGGCAAATTGCTAGTTAATTTATTAGTCACACCACCTAATAAAGTTGAACCTGAAATGTTAGTAGGTAATGCAGGTAATCCAGAGAATGCTTTGGTAGCTAAGTTTTCTATCTGCCCGGTCAGACCTGTAAGGTTAGTTGATACAGGATTTATTGCTCCTTTAGCACTGTCAACAATCGCACCTGCAATCGCAGTTCCACCGGGTAAATCTTTCAAGCCGGTCGCGGCTGCGGCTGCGGCTCCAGCAGATAGACCTTGCTGAACTTGCTGAGCCGCATTTGCCAATTGATTTTGTTGTGTAAGAGCAGTGGCACTCTTACTTAAGGCATCCGTTGCGTTTCCTGCTATGTTAACAGCATCAGAAATAATGTCATTGGTGATTCCACCGACTGCATCTTTAACTGCTCCTGTGACTGCTGATGTTGCGCTGTCTAAAGCACCTTCGATTGCACCGGCACCAACTCTGGCTGCTCCGCTACTACCGATCTCGTCTATGATACTAGAAGCACCTTTACCAATAACATCTGAGATGATTCCCGAAGATACTCCTTTTGCTATATCAGTAAGATCGATAGGTTGGCCAGCCGGGAAAGGCTTAAACGTTTTAGTAATTGTCTTAAACGCTGATGCTACAGGACCAATATTACTATCTAAAGAATTACCAAAATCAGGTACTTTACCGATAGCATTGAGAGATTTAGTGATACCTCCTAATCCTCCAGTCAACGTAGAAGCGATTGCCGCTGATGTACCTTGTTTGATAGAATCTAGTGCGGCTGATTTTACTGCCCCGGATACACTTGATGTGCTTAAACCATTCTTGACTAGATTTACTGTACTAGAAATTTGATCTCCCACACTTCTTGCTGAAGCAGTACCGCCGGCGGCTGCCGCTACAATACCACCAATAGCGCCGGGCGCTTCTTTACCTGTGATGGCTCCTGCTAATGCTAATCCAGTCTGTGCTTTTTGCATGTTAGTCACAACTGATTTTGCTTGAGCGTTTACACTTCCAGTCAGGCTATTTAAATTATTAACACCCTCTTTACCACTAAAGATAGATTGAGGCATTGCTTGTTGTACTGTTGCTTTGCCGGCCGCTACAAGAGTGTTTACCATGTTGTCAGAACCAGGTTTCAAGATACCACCTGATGCTAATTGTGATGGTGTCTGAGCAAAAGCGCCAACTGCCGCGGCTACTTTACCTGTAGTGTTATCTACGAAAGTAGTAACACCTTTAGTGATTGCGGCTGCACCCGCAGATGCGGCTGCTTGTGTTGCTACTCCTCCTAACATTGAAGTAGTTGCATTCTTATCAAATGATTTTGATATCGCAGATACTTCAGGAACACTAGCAACTGTTGCGTCTGATACTGTATTTGGTTGTCCTTGACCTACTGCTGATGTGTTAAGGTCAGCAACATTTTCGGCTGGTGAAGGTGGAAGGGCGCCATCTGCACTG